GCTCATTCAATGGCTGAAGAAATAAAAACAAATGCTATGAACTATGTTGATGAAATATGGGGTACAGAAGTAAATTTATATCATCCTAAAATATATGCAGGTACAACAGACCTTGTAGGAGTTTACAAGGGTAAACCTTGTATTATGGACTTTAAGCAGACTAATAAGCCTAAAAAAGAAGAATGGGTAGATGATTATAAACTTCAACTAGTAGCCTATGCTCTAGCACACAATGAAATATATGGTACTACAATTAACGAAGGCCATGTGTTTATGTGCAGTAGAGACGGGTTATATCAGCAATTTGACCTACTACCAGAGGACTTTAAATCCTGGGAAAGCAAATGGTGGGATAGAGTATATCTGTATTACGACAAGTATTTTGTATAAATACACTTGTAAGGAGATAAACTTGTGGCAATAGTACAAATATCACGTATTCAAGTCCGTAGAGGGCAAAAAAATCAAGGTTCAGGAGTACCACAACTAGCAGGTGGTGAGTTTGGTTGGGCAGTAGATACTAGAGAACTTTACATTGGTAATGGATCTGTATCAGAAGGTGCACCAGCAGTAGGTAACAGTAAAATCCTTACAGAACACGATAACCTATTTAATTTTGCAAATACATATGAATACAAAGCAACTGTTGACACTTTATTCACAGGAACATCTCCAACTGCTCCAGTTACAAGAACACTACAACAAAGATTAGATGATACAGTAAATGTACGTTCATTTGGTGCCGTAGGTGATGGTACTGATCAAACTGTTGTTTTACAAAGAGCATTAGATCAATTATATTTGAATTCAGCATCAAAAGGATCTGTTAGCAGTAGAGTACAACTTTTAATTCCAGCAGGTACATATAATTTGTCAGCAAGTTTAAAAGTACCACCTCATGCTACTATTATAGGTGAAGGCAGTGAGAAAACTGTAATTACACAAACAGGCAACTTTCCAATTTTAGAAACAGTTAATGAAGGAAGTAATCCTGGATCATATGCTTTAGATGCCACAAGTACATTTAACAACCAAGCAAGAAAAATTACAATAAAAGGTTTAACACTTACAAATAATTCTACGAACACAGGAATCAAATTACAAAGTTGTAGAGCAAGTCACTTTGAAGATTTAGTAATCAAAGGTGCATGGACTTCTGGTGCGGCATTAGGTGCTGACCAAATTGGTATTAGATTAAACAGTTTATCAACTAGTGTAAGTTCAAATGATAACACATTTAAAAATATTAAAATTGAAGGTTATGCATTTGGTGTACTATCAGATTTTGATGTTGTGGATAACTTATTTGACAACTTAGATATTTGTATAGTAGGACATGGAGTAGTATTTGGCCTTAACACAACTATTGGTTCTCAAGGACAACTTACTGGTCCACAAAGAAATATTGTTACTAATAGTAAGTTTAGAGATATTGATAGACATGGTTACATTGTAAACATAGGAAACTATAATACAAGTTCTAATAACAGTTATGTAAGTGTTGGTAACAATGGTGGTGCTAATGCAAATGCATTGTATTCAACTATTAAATTTACAGAAGGTACTGCACTAACTAATATTTCAGATAATGACTTCTTTGATAGAACTGCTGATCTTTCTTACAATCAAACACTTATGTCAGGTTATCCTTATATACCTGATGTAGAAGGTCCAGGCATTTATCAAAATAACTTTAGTTATAGAATACCAATTGTACAACAAAACACTTTTGTTAGAATATTAAGAGCATCTGGAGACCAATCTAAAACTATTGAAATAGAATATATCTATAAGAGCGGTAGTGTAAATGCTATTCGTTCAGGTACATTAGAAGTATTGGTAAACAGAGCAGACGGAACTACACAGATTGTAGACCATAACACTTATTTAGGTGACAACACCTACAGAAACAACCTTCAATTTAGAGCAAGTTTGTCAGATGAAAACAGTGATGCGGCTACAGATACTATCATCATCGAGATGAAAAATACTACAACTAGCGATTCAGGAACTATTTTATTTAAAGTTAAGTATAAGTCTTAATGAAAAAACAATACGAGATCCTTCTTAAAGATTGGATTAAATTCAGAAACACTTTAGAAACTAGCACAACACCTTTTGAAGATGTTATATGCTACTATAATACACTCGCAAAGTGTAAATTAAGTGTTGATCCATGGGATAAGAAGACTTGGCCTACTCCTTGGGAACTTGTTCGCCAAAATCAAATTTGTGACTTTACAAATAGCCTCGGAGTATGTTATAGTTTACAATTAACTGATAGGTTTTCTCAGAACAAATTTGAGATACATATCAGTACAGACACAATTAATAATGAAGTACTATATCCAGTGTTTATTGATAAAGAGTATGTTTTATGTTACAAGTTAAACGAAGTTTGCCAAATGACGGATTTACCCACAAGTTTAGTATCACAACGCATATATCATCTACCGCCACTGCAATAAATACTTTGTCATTAAGAATTATTAAAATTTAGGGAAAAAGATTAGGAGATTAAAATGTCAAATGGCGTAGGCATCCACATTCGCAAAAGAGACGGAGAACTTGTTCCGTTAGATATTAACAAAATTCATTTCGTAGTAGAAGAAGCCTGTGAAGGGTTATCAGGTGTGAGTGCATCGCAAATTGAAATGACAGCAAACATACAATTCTATGATGGTATGAGTACTGCTGAAATACAAGAAATTTTAATCAGAAGTGCTAATGACTTAATTAGTTTAGAAAATCCTAACTATCAATATGCCGCGGCAAGATTACTTCTTTATCCCATTTACAAAGAATCGTTTGGACAATACCAAGCAATCAGTTTAGATAAAATTATTAAGAAAAATATCGAACGTGGTGTTTACGATTCTTCAATTCTTGACAAATACACAATAACTGATTTAAAACAATTAAACAAATACATAAAACATAAACGTGACGAAAACTTTACCTACGCAGGTCTACGTCAAGTTGTGGACAAATATCTTGTACAAGATAGAAGCACAGGTGAAATTTATGAATCTCCGCAGTTCATGTATATGATGATTGCGGCAACTATTTTTGCAGACTATCCAAAAGAAAAACGTTTATCTTATGTAAGGAGATATTACGATGCGACCAGTCTTTTTAAAATCAATATCCCGACGCCCGTTATGGCCGGTGTCCGTACACCTCTTAGACAATTTGCTTCATGTGTACTTGTGGATAGCGATGATACCCTTGCTAGTATTTTTAGTTCCGATATGGCTATTGGCAGGTATACGGCGCAAAGAGCAGGAATAGGAATCAACGCAGGACGTATTCGAGCAATCAATTCTAAGATTAGGGGTGGTGAAGTAGCACATACAGGTGTTGTCCCATTTCTAAAAAAGTTTGAAGCCACTGTAAGATGTTGTACACAAAACGGAGTACGTGGTGGAAATGCAACAACACACTTTCCAATTTGGCATTATGAAATCGAAGACATTCTGGTGCTGAAGAATAACAAAGGCACAGAAGATAATCGAGTAAGACGTTTAGATTATTCAATACAATTGAATAAACTGATGTATGAAAGACTTCTGACAGATGGAGACATTACTTTATTTTCTCCACATGATGTACCTGACCTTTATGAAGCATTCTTCAGCGACCAAGAAAAGTTTAAAACTTTATATGAAAACTATGAACGTAAAACTTCTATTAGGAAAAAGAAAATTAGTGCTATGGAATTATTTTCTGCTCTTATTAAAGAACGTGCAGAAACAGGACGTATGTATATTATGAATGTTGATCATGCTAATACACACAGTTCATTCAAAGACACAGTTTATATGAGTAACTTATGTCAAGAAATTACATTACCTACAAAACCTTTACAACACATTGACGACAAAGAAGGTGAAATAGCATTATGTATCTTAAGTGCTATTAATGTAGGTGTTATCAAAGACTTAGATGACTTAGAAGATTTGTGTGATCTTGCAGTAAGAGCCTTAGATGAAATTATTGAATATCAAAAATATCCTGTAGAGGCGGCAGAAATATCAACTAAAAGAAGACGTTCTCTTGGTATAGGATACATTGGGTTAGCACATTACCTTGCTAAAAATCAAGTTAAATACAACGACAAAAAAGCATTAACTAAAGTCCATGAACTTACAGAAGCATTCCAATATTACTTACTTCATGCATCTGCTACATTGGCTAAAGAAAAAGGTAAGTGTGAATACTTTGATAGAACAAAATATGCAGATGGTATATTACCAATTGATACATACAAAAAAGATCTTGACGAAGTATGCAACATAAAATTAAAATATGATTGGGAAGATCTTAGATCATATATCGGTGAACACGGTCTACGGCACAGCACATTGTCCGCACAGATGCCTTCGGAGAGTAGTTCCATTGTGTCGAACGCCACAAACGGAATCGAACCACCTAGAGGATACTTGTCCATTAAGAAGTCGAAGAAAGGGCCTCTTAAGCAGATTGTTCCGCAGTATCAAACCTTAAAGAATTTCTACACGTTGTTGTGGGAAATGCCTAGTAACGAAGGGTATATCAATGTAGTAGCAGTTATGCAAAAGTTCTTTGATCAGGCTATTAGCGGTAACTGGAGTTATAACCCAACACACTTTGATAACAACGAAGTGCCTATGAGTGTTATGTTACAAGATATGTTAACTACCTACAAGTTAGGTTGGAAAACAAGTTACTATCAAAACACTTACGATCTGAAGCAAGATCCTAGTGAAAACGAAGAAGATATTAAAACAGAGATAAGTAATACGTTTGAACCCCAATTAGAAGAAAAAGAATTGGAAGAAGAGGCGTGTGAATCTTGTACAATTTAACGTTGACAAGTAAATAAAAATAGTATATAGTAGTAGAAATAGTAGAGGAGTTAGCAAAGTAAAATGGCTAAAACAGTTTTTAATCAGGAAAAGGTAGACTTTACCAAGCAGAATATGTTTTTTGGTAAGGATCAGAACACACAACGATACGATACATTCAAATTCCCAGAGTTTGATAAGTTAAATCAAACGATGCTAGGATATTTTTGGAGACCTGAAGAAGTTTCTCTACAGAAAGATCGTTCAGACTACAATACATTTAGACCAGAACAGAAACATATTTTTACAAGTAACTTAAAATATCAAACACTATTAGATAGTGTACAAGGTAGAGGTCCATGTTTGGCTTTCTTGCCTTATGTTTCCCTACCTGAACTAGAAGGTTGTATTGTTACTTGGGACTTTTTTGAAACTATTCACTCACGTTCATATACACACATTATGAAAAATGTATATGCTGACCCAAGTGAAGTGCTAGATACTATTTTAGATGACAAAGAAATTATTAAAAGAGCAACATCTGTAACTAAAAACTATGATCTATTTACAGAGGCTTGTGATAACTATTTCCACAAAGGAAAAGGCGACATAAAAGAAGTTAAAAAATTATTGTTCTTAGCAATGATGAATGTTAATATCTTAGAAGGACTAAGATTTTATGTTTCATTTGCTTGTACTTTTGCTTTTGGTGAACTTAAACTGATGGAAGGTTCAGCAAAGATTATATCGCTTATTGCACGTGATGAAGCAACACATCTAAACTTATCAACACACATTATTAAACATTGGTTACGTGGTAATGATGATCCAGAAATGGCTAAAATTGCAAAAACACTTACTGATGATGTATATGATATGTGGCGTAAGTGTGTTGAAGAAGAAAAAGCATGGGCAAGACACTTAATGAAGAACGGATCTATCATTGGTCTTAACGAAAGACTACTTGGTGATTATGTTGAATACATTGCCAACAGAAGACTTAAGGCTCTTGGTTACGATCCTATTTTCAATCAACCATCAACAAACAATCCGCTACCATGGACACAACATTGGTTATCAAGTGCAGGACTACAGGTTGCTCCACAAGAAACTGAAGTTGAAAGTTACGTGATTGGTGGTATTAAACAAGATGTAAACAAAGAATCACTCAAAGGATTTAAACTATAATGACTGAAGAATTAAGCACAGTAGTATATTCAAAACCTAATTGTCCTTCTTGTGTTAAAGCAAAGGCTTTACTTAAGAACAAGAATATACCTTATGTTGAAAAGATCATTGGACAAGATATTGCAGTAGAAACACTACTGAAAGAGTTTGAAGTAAACGGTCTTCCAGCACCAAGAACTGCTCCACAGGTAATTTTACATGGTAAGTATGTAGGAGGCTATGAAAAATTAGTCGAACACATGGACAGCCATGGTATGAACTATAACCACTAGGAGTAATAATGTTAATAGAAGTTCCATATAAAAACGGAGATGTCGTAACCGTTAAAATGAAATCTGGTGAAGAACTAGTTGGAAAATTAGAAGCATCAGACGATATATCAATTAAAATTGCAAAACCTTTGACACTTGTTGCATCACAACAAGGAATTGGTTTACAGCCGTTTTTATTTACTGCTGATATTAACAAGTCTTATGTTATTAAATGGGAGGCAATTACTTTGGTAGCGCCTACCAAAAAAGAGTTTGCTGACACTTATTCACAGTCAACAAGTGGATTAGTATCAGCACCAGCAGGCCTGGCTGACTTTGTTAAGAAGTAGATCGCCATTTTAGGCGTTTGTATGCCAGATTTATTAAACAACAATACAATTACATATAATTAATTAAGTTAAAGGAGAAATAATATGTCTTCAATTCATGAGCAAATTATTGCTGAGTACGAAAACTATATGAAAGAGTCAGAAGCATTTGATTCTAAAAATGTTAAAGCCGCGGCGGCAAGAGCAAGAAAAGCCTTAGGCAACATGGGTAAACTTGCAAAACAAAGAAGAGCGGAAATCCAAGAACGTAAAAACTCTTTATAATTTCGAAAATGAATACGGTGCGTTTCTAACGTACCGTATCCATGTATTTAATTCCCATAAAAAAAGAATAAATATTTTTGCAAATAATATGCATAAATCTAATATAGGATACCTAAATGTCAGATAGAATCACGGGCAAACTAAAATGGTTTGATTCAAAAAAGGGTTATGGGTTTATCACTCGCCTAGAGGGTGGCCAGGATGTATTCGTTCACATCAGTGCCTTCAATGCATCTCAGATTACTAATATTCATAATAAGATGATGTTAGAATTTGAGTTGATTGATAATAGAGGCAGAATGATTGCTGGTAACTTATCGATTCCAGAAAACTTCAACAAGTAAATTATCCAATTAAAAATTTTGTAATAACGTACCAAATTGCTAGGAATGTTAGTATGAATAAAAGAGGAGAAGGATTCTTATTCTTAAGTGGAGTTTTCTTTAGATCACTTAAAAATTCGTAAGGATTCATCTATGCTCTTGACCATTGTACTGGAGTACCTTGTGCATCAAGAACCATATCTCCTGTGTCTTTGTACTGAGCAACCATAACACCTTTGCCACCTTTAGGTCCTATATATCTACAAGGTTTGATTTCTCTATCTTGATGATATCTAGCCTGATGTACTGTTATGACACCTCGTACTTTTTTACCTGCCATTACTTACCTTGTCCTCTATAAAACTTTAAACTGCGTTTTTTAGATTTGTTCATACTAGCCATTTTGCAAGACTTTTTCTTACCAGACTGGCTTGTTTTCTTAGGTGTACTTTCGTGAGGCGTAAAGTATTTTCCTAGT